CTCGATACACAAAAGAATTTATTATTCGATGAAAAAAGAGTTTAAACTTTTAGCTAATGTTGTAAAAACCTATCTGCCTCCCGACTATCCTTATGCGGTGGTCGGGGGCGACCGATCAGTAAAAGCATCTGATTTTGATGAAGCAGTTGATATCATTCCAGTGGCAGATCCTAATATGTTTAGTATGGCACAAAGAATTCAATTAGCGCAAACACAATTACAAATGGCCACATCAGCGCCACAATTACACAACATCAAAGAAGCATATCGTAGAATGTACGAAGCACTTGGTGTTTCTGACATAGATAAAATTATGAAACTTGATAAACCAGAACCAATGAGCCCTACGATGGAGCATCAACGTTTATTAGATCAAGACAAAATTGAGGCATATGAGGGGCAAAATCATGATGCGCATATTCAAGCTCATTTATTATTTGCCATGTCACCAGTTGTGCAAGCTGTTCCAATGGTAGCTATAGATTTGAATAAACATATCATGCAACATATTTCATTTAAAGCTATAGAAACTGTAAATGCTGAGGTACAAGCTGCAGAGTCACAAATGGGAGAGGAAGCGCAAAATATTGATGAATTGAAAACAGCACAAATTGCAACTTTGGAGGCACAGTTTTTAGCTGCAGTTCAACAACAACAAGCTCAAATGTCTGGTCAAGGACAGCCTGATCCAGTTATTCAACTTAAACAACAAGAACTACAGCAAAGAGCTATGAGAGATCAAAAAGATGCTGAGTTTGATTTTGCTAAATTAAATCTCGAACAAGCAAAATTAGCACAAAAAGAGAAAACTGATCAAGCTCGTATAGAATCTGCTGAAGACATAGCTCAGTTAAGAGCGAATATTAATTTAAAAAAATTAGATGCCACTCAAAAAAGGAACTAGTCAAAAAACTATATCTGCTAATATTAGCGAGTTAAACAAAGCTAAAGCAAGTAAAAGTAGACAAAAGGCAATTAATACTCTAGCTTCAAAGAAGGGTATTAGTAAAAAGAAGGCCAAACAGAGGCTTTCTAT